CGATTGATTTTGTCATAGGTTAAATAGGGTTATAATTCAGAAGTTACCAAAAGAGTTCTAGTTGTTCCGTCAGCTACCAATACGATTGATTCTCCAGCTGGGAGTCCACTCGCTACTCCAAGTTCAAGTATTAAATTGTTATTTCCCTGATAATTAGCAAGCATCCCCAAAGATGTCACATCAACAAGTGCATCTCCCAGTCTTCCAGCTTTCCAATCTGAAGCAGTTAGAGTTACACCAACTGTTCCAAACATAGCTCTTTTTAGTGGTATGGAGATATACCCAGCTGTCGCACTTGCTGCATTTCCATAGCCCAAAACTCCATTGGTAATCCCGATAAATGATTGACAATATCTCTCGCAGTCAATTAGCTCCTGATTAAAACTCTTCGGTTGGAATGGCAACGCCACATCCCCTGCACAGAGTTGGACTTGGGTTATTTCAAAGTAGTCTGCTGCACCTGCTGTCCCAGTAAATATTGTATTAAACACTATCCCCAACTCAGTAACCGTATCTGCCAGAACATTTGTAGTCGTAACTGTATACTTTTGCCATGAGGTTGTTAAGACAGCATTAGTTGTCCCCACCGTTGCGGTTCCTGTATAGCGATCTGCTTTCTCGTCTGTACCTGTTCCTGTATTTATTTTTGCGACTAAATAATCTGATGCTGCTGAATAATTAGCCCCTTTCCTCGCATAAAAAGAAAGGGTGACTTTTTTCCCTCTAAACTTGATAGAATCGTTACTTTCTATACTATGAGTGAAGTTTATCGCAACAGTTGACGCTCCTGCTGTGCGTTGAACCCTAGTACAATATCTTGACCCATAAACACCTGTACCGTCTTGTCTGGTAACGGTTCCCGCAATTACGGCTCCATAATTGAACATCCATCGATCTGCGGTATAGACGCTATCACCCCAAGCCACACTCGTCCCTCTCTGCCACACATCAAAATTGCCATTTATTATCGCCTGTCTTGCCATTGAACTATTTCCATACGCCGCTGCGGAGAGGGGAGTGACGATCTTTGCATCATCTGTACCTGTAGCGACTTCGGCGGAGGTGGCTTTGACCTTTAAGTGAGCAAACCCGCCCTCTGCGCCTATTGCCATCTCTATGGTTGATAGTGGAGTAGGTAGTGTGTCGGCCACATTGACTGTGGTTTTGTTTGTACCAGCAGCATAACTTGAGGATGTGACCTGTGTAACATAAGAATTAGAACTATTTGATCTAAGATATCTTCCAACTGCATATTTTGTCGTGAGGTCATCAGAAGCCCCGTAGCCAGTTATGGTGAACTGTGTGTCAGATACTCTAGTAAGAACTCTTAGAGCATCTTCCATAAGATACCCACTATCTAAGGCATCTGATACCGCATCCCAGTGTCTTGAGGTGAGCTTCTGTTTGTACGTTGCGTTAGCTGCATGATCTGAGGTTACTCCATTTATTGACCTTTCAATCGTTACTGTTGACCCACTTACTGCAACTGCCCGAACCAACTCTTTCTTTGTAGTTGAGTCTGGTTCAAGGTCAATATATGTCGGAAACTTTGAGGGAGGATCAGACATGACGCATGTTGTAGCAACGTCTGATAGATACGATGTTAGTGTTCCAGAGAGCAGTCTCTCTGCTTGGGGTATGTTTTTAAGTGCCATAGGCTATTAGATAATTTTTAAGGGAACTCTACAAGATCACATCATCTCTAAAGTAGTCATAGTTCTCTACTTCAAATACTCCGTTCATGGTTTGTAATATAAGATGATTGTCTGCTGAACCAAGCACGCTGAGTTGGTGATAATAGGAATAGTTCTCCTGATAAAGAAGTTTTGTTATGATCTTTACTTGGTCACTAACTTCTAAAATTGCAACGCTTTCATCAAACATAGGCTCATCAAACATATATTCTCCAATACCCCCAAGTGTTGAAAACTCTATATTTGAAGTATCAAATAGGGTGTCCCCATCAATATAGGTTAAGAGCGTTGCGTAGCCCTTAGCGTTCTTTAGTTTTAGCTTTGAGAAGTATGAGAACTTTAGGAGAGTATCATTCCCTCCATCAATTCGTTTTGGTCTGAATGTTGAAGGTATAGCTGTCCCCGTGTCATCATATACGTTATCCACTAACAATTCCTCCATCACTCCACCTGTTGCTGCACCAAATAATTTACTTGTCTTTGTACCTCTATCCCACGAGATGAAGCCTTGATAATCATAGTTAGTCCACTTACCCGCAAATCCTGTGTATCGTCTGTCGTAAGGGATGGCTTCACTTCCATTGCACAAGATATACTTTTGATCGTGTACGACAGCAAAAAAGTTCTCCACATTTGTCTTGTCCCACGCATCAATATCAGGCTGTGTTCTGTTCGAAATCTCTGTGGTGCGAATGACGTTAAGTTGAGTAGGTTCATATCCTAAGATTCCTATGCGAGAGTCTGATCTCAGATACATAATGTCCTTCTCAAATCTCCATACCGTGTCAGGAGAGCTTGTGCCGTATTGAGGGATGACTGCGATAAGTTCAGGTGCTCCACCTGATCCGAAGATAAACTTCCAGATTGAGTTCTCCTTAAATATAAAGAGAAAGTCCTCGAACCCGATCATAGCTGTGACTCGCTCCCCATCTCCTCGTCCAGGCTTAATCCACCCACCGTTTGCGTCAGGTGAGAAAGACTCGTAGAGAGCCCCTGTACCTCCGTAAAATACTGCATCTGGCTCTTGGTCATTGCCCGAAACGAATAAGGTATTAGCGTACTTCCCATATATGTTGCCTTTTACTCCACCCGTTGTGTTGAATGTGGGAGCTTCATAAATAAGAGAAGCTGTCGCTACTCCGTTATCTACATACGTCATATTAGCTCCAGCAGCTTGTTGATCAAGAAAGTCTAAGAGGAGAAGTGTGCCAGCATTGGTTGATCTCCAAATGTTATAGCCTCGGATATTTGAGTCTGTCTTTCTTGGGAAAGTAAGAGTAAGGTAGTTTGTTGTACTCAAAACGGAAGGGCCATACGCCGTCACCTCATTAGAAGACTCAGTCTCTCCCTCAGCAACCGCCGTAACAACATAAGTGTAGAGAGTCGTAGTTCCTGAGCCTGTAAGAACAACTGAGGTAAGCGTTGGTGCGGTAATAGCAGTCCACCTTGTGACGGTTGTCCCGTCCGTCTTAGCCATGTAGTCTATCCCATTCCCAAAGTAAAACGATTCTCGAAGCTGGACACCCCTCATTTTAGCCTCATCATCCCACGTCTTCGTATTATCAATCTCGGTAGATACACCTGCTGTGGTTGTGGCATAGAGCCGTCCATCCCACATAGAAAGGAGGAGGTTAGTACCATCTTTTGGATTCTTTATTGTTCCCCATCCATTGAAGTTTATCTTACCAACTATCGAAGCAAACTCTGTAGAGCCACGTCTCGGCATTTGGATTGAAGACTTACCTACAATCTCTATATTAGTACCCTCATAAAACTCATCGTCTCGTATCTCGTTATCTTCTGCGTAGTTGTTTTTACCTTTCCTCCAGCCATCAAACTTCCATGTTTTGACGAGCGGTTGACCTCCAAGTCTTTGTTGATATAGACCGATATTACTGCTTGACATGCAGACATTAGATAATTTTTGCCAGTATCGGTCAATATGTATAGCTTCGTTTCATCTGCCTAAAAGACATGATGTGTGGCACAGTTTTTGGAAGTGAGCTTATCTTGTTGGAAGCCTCTGCAAGCTTAATGTCTGAGAGCTGTTCCTTGTAATCTATGATAGCGTTTCGTGCGTCATGTCGCTGTCTCTTTGCATCATGCACAAGATGCTTTAGGTAGGTAACAATGACTGTCTTGAATGTATCTGGAATACTCAAGTTCAGTGTCGTATTGTATGCTGCTACGTTTACATAGAGCGCATAGTACGTTATGGTGTAGGTTGTGGTAGTGACATCAAACGTAAATCCCAGAGTCTCGTTATCTGGAGTCAGGTAGTAGTATGTGCCTCCATCTGCTCTGAAATCATACTCTGTAGGATAAAGTCCATCTATTGCGAATAGCCCTGCGACAGGATCATAGTCTGTAATGAGCGTAGTAAGATCATAGGTATTCGTTCCTGCGGTAGTTGAGAGTGTATATTCTTTTTTGCGGAATGACCACTTAAAGTCATGGATGACCTTGCGACAAGCTCGGTTGAATAGTCGCACCCTTTTAACAGTAGTATCAGTAGTATTCTCATTGAGGACTGCTGACGTTTCATCAAGGATAGTCTCTGGAGTTGTTATCATATACTCCATTAGATAATTTTTACCAGTCTATTTCAAGGTTATACCTTGACTTCGTGTGATCTCATGTGGCTTTTGAGTCCGAGCTTATTTGCACATCTGCGTCCACAGATAGGACAATTGTATGGCATTTCCTCCTCGATAGTCTTCTCCTCCTGTATGCGAACCTCTGCTGCTTCAGGTACAATGGTCGGCACTTTTGGTTCTGCTGACCAAAATTCTATACCGTATGAGGCTGATTTTAGTAACCCATCAATAAGTTCCTGATCGTTTGTTTCAAACTTCCCCTGTACAAAATGAGCACTTTTACCCGCGACATATTGCTTCTGACCGAAGTTGGTAAATATGTGGTGCGCAGGCTTAATGACTACATTCAATCCTTGTGACTTAGATATGAACTTCATAGAGTATATGAAATAGTAATATCACATTATAACAAAAAGCCAGCCCCGAAGGACTGGCTGATTGTACTTCAACACTGTTAGGTGTATGAAGTCACTCCATAAAGTAATCCATGGCGTGACTCGTTAGCAAGCCAGAATCCTGCCTCAGTGAGGTATTCTTCCATTTTGCTATCTTCGTTGTTGCCCTGTCTATCTTTCAGGAGCTTGGTGTCTCGGTTCTCGCCATTAGCTGACAAGTACCTGTAGCCCAAGAGACTCATATCGAAGGCGAATCCATATCCGCCCCATGTTGCGTTTTCCGCGAATAGTCTCTCTACCACAAAGTCAAGAGCACCGTGGATTGAAAGGTATTGTGATACCGCAATCCCATAGGTCTTGTCTTTTGGATAGGTTACAAGTTTACCTGCTGCCCAGCTATTTACTGCCGAAGCAATAAGAGGTGAGAGCAAAGCCATTCTCTTTTCTCCACCCTTGGTGAAGACACTCTTAACCCATGCTTCAAACTCAGCCTCGGTCAGTGTGCCAGAGGCATCTGTCTTATTGGTTGAGATGAAGTATTTAGCACCACCCGTTGCACGGATAGGAGCTGCGGTTGAGGTTGTGTCTTCTTTGGGTTCTCCGAAAAGGAACGCTCGTTCGAGGTCTAGCTTATGAAGTCGCAGATGTTCTCGGCGAAGTTCATTGATGTCAGACCCACCAGCGTAAAGCTCTGTCGCTGCCTCAGTACCCGTGACATAGAACGGTTCACGGAAAATCTGAGTATAGTTGGTCTTTTTAGTGACCTGCGAAGTCAAAGCTGTCGGCGTGGTTCCACCTTCTGCGGATGCGTTACCTATGATTACAAGCACTGCATCATCAGCAATCGTGGTTGCTGAGGTTGTACCCCATCCACGAGAGAGAGTAAGAGTGTTTGTAGAGACATTGGTAACACGGACTTGTTCTCCTGTTGAGACGTTTTGAGCAACCATTCCAATGCGGAATACTGTTCCATCGTCTACAACCACAGAGGTGTCCCCTGCTGTGTAGCCAGTTGAATAATTTACCTGACTGTATCTTGCTGGTGAGGTCTTCTCAAACCAACGGAACTCTGGGTCAATCACAGACTTTTTAGCAAGTTTCCGAGCGAAGAACGCCAAGACTGCTTCATCTGCATCAAGATACCAAAGTTTGTCAGATACGTCATATTTGCGCCTATCCTGATTTATGTTCTCAGTGGCTCGAATACCTGATATGTTTGACATTAGTATTTATAAATTGTAAAGGTATTACTTTAGTTGGGCTACCAGTTAGGTCTTAAACAAGCAGTATCCTTTCGGGTGCTTAAAAGTTTAAGAGTGTCTACTTTGGTTGACCTACTCTATTGTAACGATTGCATTTGATAATTTTATATTCATCTTGTCAAGTCACCACAAAAAAGCCCCCGATTACGAGGGCTCTCTATGGGAACAAAAACGGTTTAGAATAATATACCACGTTTGGTTGATTTCTCCATACCTTCTATGATGTCATCCATCTCATCCTTTGGTTTGTTCACTCCAAACCCTGTCATAGGTGGTGTTGCTTTCATCGTTTCTGTAACCTCAGTAGGTTGTGTGACAGGAGGCATATACGCACCGATTATATCTTTAGCGATATTAAAGTAGTCCTCGTATGCAAGTTCTTGCACTGGCTTCTTTTCAGCTTTCGCTTGTTGTATCCTTGTAAACTTCTCACCATTCACCATTTTAATAAACCTATCTTGTGTTACTTTATCAGTCTTTAGTTTGGGGAAGGCTTCATAGAGTTTTCCTTCAATCTCCTCAGCTTGTCTTTGTGATTGACCCTCCTTTGATTTTGAGTCATGTTCCTCGTGGAGTGCCTGTCTCAAGATAGAGAACTGTGCTGAGGCGAGTGATCCCATGACGAGAGATCGCTGAAACTCCATAACAAGAGAGTTCGTATAGTCTCGCATGTACTCATTGAATTTGAGAGTACCATCTGCGTTTGTATATAAGTCTTGATCGGGGAGCTTAACTTTAACAAGAGGGGAAGCGAGCATCTTTCCAATATCACTTTCTTTCAGTGCTTGCATTTCTTGAGGGGGAATTGCTCCTGTCTTGTATGCGTTGACCGTAGCAGTAGCTCTGCCAAGCGTTGACTCTAATTCCTTGTATGAGTTCTCAAGGTCTTCTACTGACTTGTACTTACCTGCGTAGAGCTTTTCTCCTTTGACTGGTTCTGCTTTGGCAACTTCACTTTGCACGGGCTGTTTGACAGGAACATTGCTTTCTCCATTTTCCGTTGTAGGTGGTTGTTCCACTGGGTTTGTTGCTCCTTCATTTTCTTTACCAACCTCTTTGGCAGGTTCACTTGGAACAGTACTACCTGTTTGGGCTGGTACTTCTTCTTTAACTGGTTCTGGAGTGGGTGCTGGCTTTGTGTCATCTGTTTTTGGTGAATTAGTAACGTCATCAAACGCACTCATTAGTTCCTGTGTCTCTGGTTCATCTGAGACATTATTGAGGAATGTTGGTTTGCTCATAGATAAATAATAAATAATTTATATCCTTTGGCTTTCTACTAACTTCTTAACGTTCTCTAATAAGTTTGGCTTGAATGGTTGCCACTCACTTTCCCTATCCTTCTTATAAAACAATCGTCCTGCTTTGAGATTGAATAGGTGTTTGGGGAACAATACCACTCCATGAGACAACTTATTCCTATGATAATAACATTCTGCTATTCCTCTCTGTGGATCAACGATCATATATCTACACTTCTCAAGTTCTGCATCATCTAGTTTCAATATACTTTCTTCCTCATAGGACTCAACTCCCTTTTGCTTCTTCCAATCCTTCTGCTCGTTTTGTGTCTGCGAGTGCTCGTTCATACAGTGATCGTAAATGTTCTATAACTGAAAGCTGTCCGTTTAGGTATCCATTATAGAACTCAAATGATATGTTGCTCTTTCGAGATTCAGGGTGACGAAGTGACCAATAACAAGCATTTTCTATGGTCTGTAATTCATGCTTCTCGTGCTTGAATCCATCACTCTCATAGATTCTCTTTAATTCAGAAGCTCTCGTGCGAGTTCTTTCTGACTGGACTCGAACTCTCTCAGCTTCTTCTTCTCGTGATCGCTTTCGTAATACTCTGTCCATGCTTGCGAGCTTCGAGGGGGAATCCCAAAGGTGTCGGGAGTAGCGTTCAATACCTCCTCTGATGAGGCATCGTCCACTTTCAGCCTCCAGCTCGGAATCTTGTTGATGGAAAGAGAACCACTCCTTAATTTTACGGAACAGTCTGAACATATTAGTTGAGTGTTAATTGCTAAATCTGGCTCTGTAAATACCTTTACTTTACTTTTGCAGACACAACATGGAAGTTCTTGCTCTATCGCAGTTTTGCATGTAGTACATCCGAAGCCCCTTGTATACACAGAGTTCCTGAATAATGGAACCATTGTGTCGTTAGTACAAGTAGGACATTTCATTACAATCATTATATCATACCCTGTTGCACTGGTGGCAATGCCTCTGCGTTCATTATGGCTGCAAGAGGATTAGGTTGTCCTTGTACCACTCCATTGGATTGAATCATATCAAGTCCTGGTTGAACAACGGGAGGAGTAGCTTGTGGAGGGGCTGGGGGGAGCTGTGGTTTCTCGGCTTCTTTCTTTGCCTTCTCCCTACTCTCCTTAATCATGCGTACCCAATATGGTGCATCCGTAACTCCGAATAATGGGAGGTATCTCAGTAAGAACTTATCATTCACGTCTCCTGACCATCCAGCAAACGCACCCTTCTCGGTCATCATACGATCAGCAAGAGCGTTCATCTTCATTGCCTCTGCCTGTTGGTCAACCACCATTGATGAGTTTGGTATGACTCGCATATCAATCATTCCTTTAATAGACTTGAGTTCACCTGCTTTGATAGTCTTTTCTACTGGCTCATCGTTCTCACCGAAGTAGCGAACCACTCTATCCTTATTGATAAATTGCTTAGACATTTCAAGTGCAAAGTAGCCAAGTGACTTTAGGGTGAGCTTCTCGAATAGGCGTGACTTCACAATGAAGCGAGCGTTGGCTGCTTCCTGTACAAGTCTAAGTCCACCATACGTTCTTCCTGCGAGTGTCTCTCCCTCTCCGCCCTTGACGTAATCGTTTATTCCTGAGATACGCTGTGCCATTGCATACAGCCCGTCTGTTTCTCTGTAGACTGTGGGTGTGACATCGCCACCATTGATAAGTCTGACTGACTGGTTTACATCTTGTACTTGAGTAATAGCACCAGGGATAGGTTTGAACTCATCTCCCGCATCAATGAGGTTGGGATTGACGAGCCAGAAGTTAAGCATTGCGTTTATGAGATTGTCAAACCTCATGTTCGCCATGTCGTTCATCCCATCCTCGATCTTCTTAATAGCGTCTATCTCTCCGTAAGAGAAGTATGAGTGTGGAATTACCACATCATGCCCGAAGATGAATGGGGCTTTCTTCACATCGTATGGGTTGGGCATTCCCTCATCACCCGTAAGATTGAACTTCTCATTTACAAACACCGACACCCGATCTCCGCACCACATCTTATCTACAATAAGCATGGGTATCTTGTCATCATCTGTAGAGAATGTCTTGTAGTCAAATGTTTGGAATAGATCGTTGTACTCTTGCAGGAAGTCTTTACTAAGATCGGGAGTAAATGACATGCGTCCGCCAGCTACCATAGATGCAATTTCTTGCATAACTGCTTTGTCATAGCCAAATATCTCAGCCTCACTGACAAGTTCCTCGTAAGTCATGTAGTCTCGTTCGATCTTAAACCGCATACGCCCCGTCTCGATCATGGGAACGTCTGGGAAGAACATAAAGAACGGGACATGCCTTATATCAAAGTCATCAAGGTATGGTGAGTCTACAGTCTTTTTGCTGTAGGTGATCTCGCTCTCATACTGACTCATACCATTATCCTTTAGCTTCTTTGTAAGTTCGCTGTAGGGCATATCTTTATCACCCGTTCTTTCTAGTGATCCTGAGTACACAGTCTTTTTCTGATTCTCTCTACGCCAGAAAGCACGGTACACAGCGTTACCTGTAATGAGCTGCTCTTTAACCCCACGCTGTAGCTTTAAGTAGATCGGCTCGCCAAGTAATTCTAGCTTTGGATTGTTGTATGCGAGATCGACTGCCATCTTTGCAGTACGCTCGTAGGCCACATCATCTGGCTCAACTGCAATTGTTGTAAACTCTGGGTCTTTCCCTATCAGGCGGGGCATGACTGTCTCGACAACCTCGTATGAGATTGACGTAGACATCTTAGAGTGAAAGAGATAATCGTTCTCTGAGATTCCTCCTGTGTCAAGTCGCCCTAAGTAGTGTTTGTAATTGTCTAGTGACCTGTTCCAGTGCGGAGTACAGTAATCAAAAGATTGTTTGAGACGAGTTTTATACAACTTGAATATGTCTGACATGGATGAATTAGATAATTTTTCTGTTGCTCTCGCAAGGTTTACTTGTAATTGAATACTCTATAGGGAACGTGAATCCTTTTGTCTATCTTCTTTTTCTTGTTGGGCTTGTTCATTTGCTTCTCCCGCTTCTCGTAACTATCGAGTAGCCAGAGTGCTATAGCTACAATCTTTATCCTCTGTCCCGAACCAAAGGATGTAGTAAGTTTATCTCCCTCGACTCCTATAAGCTCCCCCATCTCACGGACAAGCATCTCATCCCGTATATCTACTTGGAGAGAATCAGATAATTGTTTGAAGTAATCAACTGCT